TAATGGCGGCTGTTTGCATGGGTACGCTCCTGCCGGCGGCGCCTCGCGCGCGGATTAAATGGCACCGGGGCTGGCCAAAACCTTATCTTAAAAGATATGGGCTTGGAAACCGGCGGCTGGCCGGGTGTTGCCTCAAACGCCAAACCCGGACACCACCTAACACGAGTGTACACCACAGAGGAGACTGAACACAAGGGTGGGGGAAGTAGACAAATAAGGGGAGCTGGCCCATGGTTGCCAAATGGTTGCCAACTCCCTCAGCAACGGGGTTCCGCAAAACCCCGCAAACCCTTGTCATTACTGGTGGACCCGAGGGGAATCGAACCCCTGACCTCTTGAATGCGAGTCTGACTTAACAGCCTTCCGCCGACTTCCGCAAACGTCCGCAACCCAGTGTTTTCAAGGCTTGGCGGGACCTGGGATTTTCCACCAGTGTCCGTTTTTTAACCTGTTTTCCGTTCTATTGGCAGTAGTTTGGCAGTAGTAAATTCACCCCGCAGCAGCAACCCCAGGGCCGGGGTTACTTGTCGGGGTCTTTTTGCTTGCTCATTCGGTTCTCGATAAACGCTTCCAGGTCCTCGGGACGAATCCGCCAATCGTTACCGACTTTTGCGGCCCGAAGTTCGCCAGAACGAATATAGCTGTAAACCGTCCGCCGATCCTTCCTTAGAATTTGAGCCACCTCTTGTGGCGTCAATAGCTCTCGCATCAAATATTCCCCCTTTGCTCGTAGAATACCACCATCAACCAAGAAAATCAACAATTTCCCAATTCGGTATTGACGGCTCTATGCGATAATGATACACTGTAGGAAACGGTAAGAAACAGTAACCATAAACAGAAAGGAGCCCTCACCGATGCTCACCATTGCCCCTGAAACCCGCGTGAAATGCCTGGTGGCTCTGTCGCCGGTCGTTGACGCACTGCTCACCCGGCCCGCAAATGATTGCAACGACTGGCAGGCCCTACGCGAGTACGTGGACGCCTGGTGTGATCTCCAGCAAATCCTGCCGCCCGATTATGTGGCCGAATCGTTTCGAGCGCAGTTCGGAGTGGCGCTTGAGTAAAGGAGGGATTTTCTTTGCGGTTGATCGCGGTCTTTGTCGGCAAAAACAAAGACTTTCAAGCCTACCTACGCCGACTTGTCCAGCAACTTCACTAGGAAGGGGGTGAAATACAATGATTATTAACGGGGCCTGGTACCTGGATGCACTGCCGTGGAGCATTATCGTCGAGCGCGTTGATGGTTCCCTGGCCATGTTCTACCTTACCCCAATCCGGGGTATCCAGGAAAATGATCTCATGTCCTACAAGGGCTATCACCCCCGGAAATGCAAAGGCCAACCTCTGCCAGATTATTTGTATCGGTTTTATGGTCTGGCCCGGAACTAGGGCGTAGCACTGGGATGAAGCGCTCGCCGTTTTGTCCATCCTTATTGAAAGTGAGGTTTACCAGAATGCAAGACACCCTTTTGCAACTGAAGGAGACTTTGGAACGTGCCGCTGTTCTTGCCGATGAAGTCTCCCGCAAGCAGGAGGCCGTTACCTCAGAAGAGGAAGCAGTCCTAACGCAAATCCTTGAAATGGTAAAGCCGATCCTGCCGGCCATCTGCGAGAAGGTGGAGATCGCCGCCAGTCACTCTGGGCACCAGTTCCACGAATGGAGCTACGAATACCTGGATAAGCCCGGCCTGGTCCTGGTTGGCGAGTTTGGCAGGGAGTATACGGACAGGGATTACCGGGGCGAATATACCGGTACCAGCTTAGTCCTCACCGCCGACGGCGGCCTGGTGGAGCTTTCGTATTACGGGTCCTGGTCGAATTGGCAGGGTGAGCCTTGTCATTGGAACAGCGTCAAGCGGGCGTTCACCCCGCGTCGCGCCGTCGAAGCATACGATTTCGCCGATATAGTGACCGGTCTCGCCCGGGCGATCAAGGAAGCCGCAAAGAAGCAGGAGAAGAAGCAGGACCATCTAGAAGAACGGCTCAGAGTCTTGGAACAGGTTAGAGGGGTACTGAAATAGCACACCAACAGGAAGGGCCGGGGGTCAACGCTCCGGCCCTTTTCTATTGCCCCAAACCTGCCACCAGGATTCCCTACAAGCCCCGAAATTTGGCCGGGTAATGGTTTTATTAACCTCTCAAAGAAACCGGCTCCTGGGGCATCTTGGTGCGTGTGTTGGTGCGCCGATCCCGCATCAAGCTAGGCGCTGCGCCACCTTTTCCACCAGTGCCTGCCGCGCCCGGGCCAGGTCAGCCTCTGTCACGTCCAGGAAGCTGCCTAATCGGGACAGGGGCAGATTCTGCCAGACGTGGCGATACAAAACGTGCGCCTCAAGCGCGCTCAACTGGACGGCAGCCAGTCGCTCCCGTACCCGCCGCGCCTCCTCGATCAGCGCCGCATTTCTGACCACGTGGCGTTCCTGGTCGGAAACAGGCTTTCCGCCGCTCTTACGGCGAGAAACGAACACCAGGCTCTTGCTGTGTATCGCCGTTTGCGCCGCTTCTTCGAGCTCGCTAACGATGTCCCGATAGCGCGACAACCACGCGCTCGCCTGAAGATAGCTTCCCTGTAGCGTCTGTTGGTAGGAATCCCAGCTTTCGTGCATCGCGCTGCTCCTCCCGAAACAGCTTCGCAATCTTGCGTCTGACGCGGTGCTGGCGGGACACGCACGCCGCAGCCTCTACATCCGCGATAGAAGCTCCTTCAAAGTGATCCACGACGCCGAAGTTCAGGCAGACGGTCGCCTGTTCCACCGGTCTTAGGTCCTGAACCGCTCTCCATAATTCTTCCCGCTCCTCCTGTGTTATCGCCTCCAGCACTTCACCTTCCACGTCATCCGGGCCCGCTAGAGTCTCTTCCACGGTGATCCCGGCCGTCCCGTCCACCACGGCGTCCAGGGACGTGGGGATCATCTTTTTGAAGCACCACGCCGCAAACAGCTCCCGTGCCCGGTGCTGCGAGACGCCCAGCTCGGCGGCGATAATTTCGGCGGTCAGTTCGTCGCCGTACCTTTCGGCCAGGGGAAACACTTCGCGCAGGGACCAGTAGGTGGTAACGGGAATATTCACAAGATGGGTAGTCCGCATCAGCCGGGTCAGTTGGAGATAAATCACCGTCGCGGCGTACTGATCAAACGCCTGGTCACGCTGCCCCCGAAGATATTGCTCCGCAGCCGTCAGGAGCGCCAAGACCGCTTCCTGAATGTAATCTTCGGTCCAGCCTACGGCAAAGTGCTGCTTCGCTGCCCGGGCGCCCATCTTAATAGCAAGGGGAAGGTGTGCTAAGACCAGCGTATCGCGGTCCACCTGGCCGGCGGCCAGCGCCGCCTTCGCCCGGCGAATTTCCGGGCCCCACTGCTCGCGCCTTACAGCCAGCATCGGCACACCTCCTTTTTTTAACTAGCGGGCCGGGAGAGAAACCCCGGCCCTATGTTAAGCTGCCGCCATCTTGAGAATGCGGCAGGCCTCGGGAAGAACCACACCGCCGTCTGTGCGCTTGATCGCTCGAAACGCAGTCAGGTCCTGCTCAAAATAACGATCAGTGGAACGCTGTACCTCGACACCCTGGCGGTCCACGATATAATAGGTCCGCGCCAGGTCGCCGAAGATGATCACGTCTTTGCCGGCCGCAACGGTGTCCACCTGGTTCGTTAACAGCACCGGACGGCCCAAGATGTTTGCCGGCGCCGCGCCAGCCAGCCCGGTGACCAGCAGGTATTGCCCGGCACCGTCCTTGAGGCGCCGCAAGATGTTCATGGTGGCCGGATTCATCACCCAGACCGCGTTGCCCCGGTAGGCCGGCGGCAGGGCGTCGTAAAGGTTAATCAGCTCATCGGCGGCAATGGTCGTCGCCGAAGCCGTCGTCACCCGCGAGATGGCGGCCTCCGTCAACAATCCTTTGGGTTTACCAATGCCGTCGCCCTTGAGATACGCCGCGTCCTCCAGCTCCGCGAATTTCTCCGCGAACAGCCCGGCCAGCAGGGTGTCCACCGGAATCCCAGAATCGGCCAGCAGCTCGTTGGAAACGAGCGTCAAAGCGGCCAGTTTCTTGGGGATGAATTCCAGCTGTCCGAAGGTGGGATCACCGGGCGTGATGGCCGCTGCCTCAGCAGTCCAGGCCGCTGTCACCGTGTCGGTCAGCTTGGGCACCTTCACGCTTCCCTGGGTGATGGTGAGCACACGGGCCTGGCCGCGCATCACGGTCAGCTCGGCCAGCTTGCGCACCAACTCGGTCAAGAAGGCCTCGGGTGCAAGAAAGCCCCCGGTCGTGTCCGTGCCTAGCGTCATCGCCCGGGCGTCAAACTCTCGGCCGCGCAGGTAGCTGATGAAGGCCGCCCGCTGTTCGTCCACTGGTGCAGCCGTGATCACCGGCTTGGGTTCCGGTTTCAAGGTCTCCACTTGTACCTCCAGGTTCCGAATCTCCCGTGCCAGGTCAGCTACTTGCCGCAGTTCGTCTGTGGTCAATTCTTCCTTCTCCAACAGCACTTTATTCTCCTTCCGCAGTTTCGCCAATTTCTGGCGGATTTCCCTTTCTTCAACTCTCATGTTTTCTTCCTCCTTTTTTCTTGTGTGAATGGTAGTTCCGGCATACGCCGGCATAGATACCACGGACACCTCCATTAATTCGGCAGACAGGATTTCCCGCAGGCCGTTCGTGTAACGGTCTTCCCGGCACACAAACCCGATGGACATTTGCTTTAAGTCACCCCGCTTGACCGCGGCAAGCACGTCACGGCCGTAGGTGGTTTCCAAGTTCGGCCGGACCTCCACCCGCAAACCGTGGGCGTCCTCTTTAAGCGTCAGTGTTCCATTGGACCGCCGGCCGATTACCTTCGCCGTGTCGTGGTCTACTAGCGCGAGAACGTCACGGTCGCTTTCCAGTGTTTCCCGGAAAGCCCCCGGCAGGATGCGCTCCCGGAACGGTAGCTCTGCATCTTGGTTAAAAACAGCAGCGTAACCCGTTAAAGCGTCAGTTCCTGCCAGTCTTAGCTCGAAGTTTCTTTTCTCCACCTGTGTCACCCCCTTTCAACGTACTGGCGATTGGTGCCCATTTCAATGCGCGCGATTTCGGCCATCTTGAGGATTCCTCCGCAAAAGCTGTGCGGCTTGCTCGGTGGCCTTGCCTTTCTCCCGTTTATAGCGCGGGTTTTAGCGTGCATTGACACCCCAAGTGTACCGGCGGCCGCACCCTCGGTGCCCGGGCCGTCAGCAGGCCAGCAGGACCGGGAATGCTGTCGCCTTTACCGACAAACGGCTCCCCGATCCCCACCACCCGGCCGTCTAACTGCCGGCAGAATTCACACGCATTCGGCGCAGCTTGCCACATAATTTTGCTGATGCCGGCCTTGCGGTAGGTCTCCAGTGCCGTCTCGTTGACCACCGCCACCGTTTCCAGCATGGCCGCTTTTGCGGGTCCGGTCACGGTCGCTTCCGCCAGGTGCGCTTCGATGGCCTCTTGTAGCGCGTCCCCGGTGTGCAGCCGCAGCACCGGCAGCAACGTTGCCAGCCCGATTCCGGCATGCCGGGCCGCTGCAGACGCCGCCAGGACGCCCGCAAACTCATCTAAAAGGGTATCGGCCCACCGCTCGGCCTGCGCCTCTTCTGCGGCAACCTCGTGTGCTTCAGCAACGAGTGCCCGGTACGGCGGCGTCAGTTCGCTGGCAATCCAGCCCGGTGCAGCAGCGTAATAAGCACGAATGGCACTTTCCAGGTCGTCCGCGCCCAGGAGTTCAGCTAGCACGTCCATTTCCTCCCGATGCGCCACCCTGGAGTAAGCCGACTCCAACTTTGCCCGATGTTTGGCGATCAGGTCCTGCTTGCGGTCTTGATTTCGCACCTCCACGTGTCGGACTTCCGGCACCTTCGCCGCCCGTTGCGCGCCAAGTGGCGGCAGGTTTTCCCGCTGACGCACCTCGTCCACCAGCAGGAATCCAGCTTGTATGCCAACCTGGTATGCCGTGTACCTGGTCCTGGTGTCCGCCCGCAGGAGACCGTCAGTCAGGAATTCCGCAAAGAAACGCTGACGTTCGGTCGGGGTGAAAAGTTTCAGCGACAATGCCTCTTCAATCCGGGTCAAAAACGGTTGGAGACTGAACGTCAGGAATTCCAGGCTCTGGGTCTCCACATTCGCGTAAGTGCCCCTAGCTGTCGGGTCCAGCAGGTGGGGCGGTATCCGCAGGATAGCCGCAATAGCGCGCATTGAGAATTGGCGCGTTTCAATCAATTGGCTGTCGTTCGCATTGCCAGATACCGGCTTAAACTCGATCCCGGCCTCCAGAACGGCCGTTCCTTGTGATCCCCGGCCGTAAGCATCCTGCCAGGTCTTCTTCAGCCGGTCAAGTGCCTCCTGGGAAAGGGTTCCGGCAAGCTGCAAGATGCCGGAAGGCCGGGCCGCATTGCCAAAGTACCCGGCCGCAAATTGATCCGCCGCCAGTGCCGCGCCGATGGCCTCCCGCGCTACCTGAACGGGAGACTTGCCAACAATACCGTCAACCGCCAGCAGGGGGATGTGGAGAATATCGTCACTAGTGAGCGTCTGCGTCTGGCCTTGCGGGGTAGCCGCTTTGTAGAGGATCGTTCCGTTTTGGACCTCCACCTGCACCCGGGCGGGATGGATCGGCCACAAGGAAGCCGGCGCGCCGTCCCCGCGCCAGGTGATTTGCAGGTAAGCGTTCCCGTGCAGCAGCAGGTGCAGACAGACCGCTTCCTTAAACGTGAAAGGGGTCTGGAGCGGATTCGGCGCTTCGTGAAGTAGCTTGTACACCGGGTGATCCGGTGCGCGCCTCTTGCCATCTCCCCGGCGCTCGTAAACCAGGAGCGGTAAGCTTGCCACCATCTCGGATAAAAGCCTCACCGCGCCCAAGACGGCGGGATGGCTCAATGCGCTCTCTGGGGTGACGGTGATCCCGGCCGCCGTTTTTAAACCGAACCATTCCCGCCACCCGTCCGGGTCGCGTAGGGTCGCCGTGCGCCGTTCAAACAGTCGTTTAACCAGGTTCATACTACAACGACACCTCGACTTTCATAAGGGTTTTCGGTCGCAGTGTGCAGCATTGCCCGCGCCATCGCATTCAGCAGCGCGACAAAGCCGTCAATGCGTTCCGTTTCCTGGCTTTTAACCGGTCGGATATTGTCGTTCGCATCGGCCTTGACTTCCAGGTTTCCGAAATTCCATCTGGCAACCGGATTGCCGCCGTGCACCAGGGTTTGGGACAGGATCAACTTCTCGATAGCTCTCATTGCCGGAGACATGGTTTTGTAACCCTGGCGCGTTTCGACGCACTTAATGCCGTCGGATATAAGCGCAATTGCTAGTTGCGTAGCATTCCAAGGGTCGTATCCAAGTTCGTCAATCTGATACAGGTCCCGCTGCCGCAAAATATCCGCACGAATGAAGTCGTGGTCAATAACGTTGCCCGGGGTCAGCTTGATGAAGCCGTGCCGCGCCCAGACATCGTAGGGCACGCGATCCCGGCGCACACGCGCGCGCATGTTGTCTTCGGGAATGTAGAACCGCCATAGGGCGTACCATTTTGAAAGTCCCAGCTGTGGCGGGAAAAGCAAGCACAATGCGGTCAGGTCCACGTTTGAAGATAGGTCCAGTCCCGCAAAGCACCGCTTGCCGCGCAGTTCTTCCTCCACCACCAGGCCGGCGGTGGCGTCCCACTTCTCCAGCGACAGCCACCGCGTTGCCTTGGCGCGCACCCACTGATTCAACCGCAACCGCCGAAAGGTGTTTTCCCGGGCAGGGTTACCCAGCGCCGCGCTATACGCCTCACGAAGACGATCCTCCGGGATGATCGTTCCCAGCGCGGGATTGGCTCGCTTCCAATTAGCCTCGCTGTTCCAGTCCTCGTCGTCTTCAAGACCGTAAATGACGGGATAAAACGAAGGATCAACTTTCGTCCCGTTCAGGATAGCTTTTGCATGTTGGTGCACTTCCCAACAGATGCTGGTTCGATCTGGATCGTCACCGGCGGTCGTGATCAGGAAGAACAGTGGCTGGGTCCGGGCATCGCCGCTTCCTTGGGTTAGGGTGTCGTACAGGTCGCGGTTTGGCTGGGTGTGAAGCTCATCAAAAATGACACCATGCACGTTAAACCCGTGTTTGGTGTAAGCTTCGGCCGACAGCACCTGGTAAAAGCTTTCGGTGCTGGGCACCACAATGCGCTTTACTGAATCTACGATTTTGCACCGCTTTTCCAACGCAGGTGCCATCCGCACCATGCTGGCGGCAAGGTTGAAAACAATGGCGGCCTGCTGACGGTCGGCGGCCGCCGAGTAGACTTCAGCGCCGGGTTCACCGTCGCCAAACAGAAGATACAGCGCCACCGCCGCCGCGAGCTCCGATTTCCCGTTCTTTTTGGGAATTTCGGCGTACACCGTCCTAAACTGCCGATGGCCGTCTTTTGTGACGGTGCCGAAAACATCCCGGATCAGCTTTTTCTGCCAGGGCAACAAAGTGAAGCGCACGCCGCGCCAGCGCCCTTTGGTGTGCCGAAGGTTTGAAATAAATGCCATTGCGTGCTCCGCTTTCTCAGGGTCGAACATCATAATCCCGCCCGTTTCAGCAGTTCGTCCAGTTCGTCCTCCTGCCGGCTCGCCGGCGATCCGCACAACCGAGCACGACTTGCCGGAGAAAGACCGAATTCGCTGGCCAGCGACTTGAAGGTGATCGCAGCATTTCGCGCAATCTTTGCTTCCGCCACCTCGACAACGTTAGTCGCGCCGGCCTTGTTGGTGTACTCGGCGGTCCGCGTGCCTGTTTTCTTCAGATGCTTTTCCGCCGCTGCAAAGACGCCGAATTGCTGACACAGGATGGCGAAGGTCGGCAAGTCGATCTCTGAAATTAACCCGACGCGCTCCAGACGAGGTGCCAAATAGTTCCAAAGCCACCGGGCCTCCTTGTTCAACCAACCCGGGCGCTTCGGCGCACGCGGCACCGGTTTGGGTTCGTCCGTGGGCAGGGGTCTTCGAGAGGGGTTCCCCTCCAGCACTCGCAGCGCAGTCGGCTTGCGTTTTCTACCAGTCGCCATTTCCAGAAATTCCCCTTTACGTTGGTTTTGCGAAGTTTCGTGTTCGGTGGCCGCACCGGTCCCGGTACGAACGACACTAGAAAAAAGCACCCTCTTGCTTTGCGTAGCTCCGTCTAGCGTTGTTTTTCATATGCAGCCGCCGGTGACAATCTTTGCAAACCACCAGCAGGTTCGACGCCAGATGGTTATAGCGATCCCCTAAGTGGTGGACTTCCTGCCCGGGCGCGCCGCATATTTCGCAATACGGTCGGGCCTTCAGCACCTGCCGGCGCACTCGATCATAGCCAGGTCCGTACCGTTCCCACGCGCTCCCCCGCCGGGCGTATTCCATCGCCCGGGCAGCCGGATAGTGCGTTTCGCAATATCCGCGCCGTGTTTGCGTTCCGGGACACCCGGGCCACCGGCAGGGTCCGGCGGGTTTTGTCGGCACTCCCGTTCCCTCCTAAACAAGAAAGCCCACCGGTGCGCGATCGGTGTCGCACGCTCGGTGGGCTTTACCCTGTGTTATTGAATTCTGTGACCTTGTTACAGGCCTTACACTTCAACAATATTTTACCATTCAATATTGCAACTGTCAAAACCTTGCCGCAGTGTCTACATCGGAACCATTGCCAGGGACTCCCCTGGCCGGCGTTTTCGGCTTTTGCCATCTATGCCCGCGCTCCTTCGCCCATCTTAATTGTAACAAGCTACTATGGGGAAAACCGTCGGAAAAATGTCGGAGAAATAGTCGGATTTAGCCCGCCTTGCCCCGGCTTTCCGCGTAACGTCGGGTAGCTTCCTCAGCCTCGCGTTCCCAATGCTCGTTGTCAGTCCAAGCCCAGCACTCAACATATTCGCCGATGCGTTCAACCAAGACCGCGCACTCCTTGCCGCGCCGCTTCGCGCAACTCGCACACTCCCTGACGTTCTTTGTCGTCACTATGATCGCTCCTTTCGCTGTTTCGCCTGCTCCCGCCGCAGGATCGCCTTTCCGCGCCTGATCGCCTCAACCCACAAGACAGGGTCGTGGGCCAGAAGTTTAATCATCTCCCTTTCCGTCACCACGCACCACGCACCGCCGCACCGGAAACGAATCAGCTTGCTGCCGTCATTCGGAAATTCTGCTAATGGCATCTCAATGCCTCACCTGCCTTCGCCACCAGCCGGGGTCCAGGATCATCTGCCGCCGTTCCGGGCAATAGCGGAAGTCCAAAGGGTCAACGCCGCCCAGGGCCAGGGTCTCCGGCAGGGGATAGGGAAACAGCCGGTCCGGTCCCTGTTGCAACAAGCCTAGCACCTCAGCCTTATGATCCCGTAATTGGTCCAGCAGTTCCGGCGTCATCGCACCCTTTGGCCCGCGCCACCGGAGTTTATCCCCGGCAGGTTCCAGGGTGATCCCGCGCCTTTGAAGTTCCCAGATCAGTTCGTTGACGTTCACAACTCGCCGCCCTCCTCCTGCCGGTAAGCCGCCGCCAAATCCTCGGCAGCCGCCTTCCACTTTGCAACAGCATTCCGTAAGGCGGCCATATCTTGGTTCTGATATGCCGCTGTTACCGTTGCCTCAGCCTCGTCAAGTGCCGTCCTATACTCAGCCCCGCCATTTTTGCTCCAGCGCAACGCCTCAGCATTGAGGATTTCGGACTGCCTGGCGGCGGCCTCGTCAATCAATTTGTCAGCTTCGGCTTGGGACCACCCGCCAAGATGCTCAAAGTGAGCGCCTTGGTGCTCACTCTCTAAGGGTACGAAATGAGCATCTTGGCTTTTGGCCCTGAAAGCCTTGTCATTACTGGGTTTTTCCAAGATGCTCATTGGGAGGGTTAATGAGCATCTAGGTGGAGTGCTTGATTTTTCTGGGTTTGCGGGCACGGAGCCAAGATGCTCATTTGTGTTTTTAAGGGGATGATCATCTTGGTGAGCGCCTTGGCTATTACCTGGGAGATACCACACCCACCCCTTGATTTTCCAACCCTCGCCGGGGATTACTTCACCCACTTTCTCGGCCTTCACGCTTAGTTTTTGCTTCGCCCGCCGAAGGAGAATATCGCTCCGGTCAATTAGTCCGGCTTCTCGTGCCAACTTCCGAATTTGCTTCGCGTCCACCGGACCACCGGCCAGGATGCTCTGCAACCATTCGCAAGCTTCTTCGAGTGCTGATCTCTCCTCCTGGGCCGCCTCTGGTTGTAGAATGTCCCCGGCAGAGATGTTTGCCTCCCCGGTCCAGAAGAATTGTCCGGCTTTAATTTCAAAGCCGAGTGCCGGGCCGACTTCGCCGAGGGAATTTTTAATCTGGACGATAGCTAACTGCTCGTCCTGCGTCTTACCAGCCAGTAACACGGACCGCGCCGCCGCTGCAAAATCAATTGATCCAAGCCCCCGGTAAATCGCCCGGCCCGCCGGGGCTTTGCCCAAATGCCTAATGATCAACACTCCACAACCGCAGTCCTCGGCCAATCGGCTAAGGTAGGCCAGCCGTGGTCGTGTTTCGTTAGCCCGGTGTGCGTCCACGTCCGCGCCAAGGAACGCCTGGATGGGGTCCAACACAACCAGCGCCGGGCTATACTGCATTACCGCCGCCCTCAGTACGTCCGGATCGGCCAGGGTCACTGGCGCTATCAAGCCGTTGCTTTCCTGTCCGCGCAGGATGAAGAACCGTGAAAGGTCCGCGTCCATCCCGCCAACCCGCACCCGCAGGGTGTCGGCGATCCCGTCCTCCGCTGTGGCGTAGAGAACAGGATGTCCCTCGGCGGTTAACCTTGCACACACCGCCAGAGCCACCCAGGTTTTCCCGATCCCTGGATCACCTTCGAGAATTGTCAGTTTTCGCCGGGGAAGGTATGGCCTCCAAAGCCATTCCGCTTCTTCCGGTTGTACGTTGGCTAGGGCCACCACCGCCGGGCGGGGAGCATTGTCGTTTTTCTTCTCGTTGGTCGGCTCATCCCCGGCCTCCCGCCCGGGCTTATCCTTCGGTTGTTTGTCGTAACAACCAGGCTCGAACCTCTCCCGAAGTTCCCGCCAACCCCACCACTGGCAGCTATTATGATGACACCCCGCCCCAATCCGTCCGTCCGCGAACCGGACAATATACGCGCTTCGGTTGGTATGCGAGGGTTCCATCGGGCAGGGGTTTAAAATCCATCGGACACCCGCCTGCCAGGGACCGGAGGCCACTACTGGCAGCCCGCGCTCCGTGATCCATTGCCCAAGGTCGAAATTCTGCCCGCTCGACGTAAACGGTCGCGGTTCCGGTTTCGGGGCCAACGCCGCTAGGTCAGACAGCTTGTCCACCGGGATCGGCTCCAGGTTTTCCGGGACGCGCAGGAGTTTACTCATCCGGTGTGGACGGTCCGGGGTGTTATCCCCCTTGCAGTTCACGGTACCGATCAATCGAATGATCCGGGCCGCGTTATAAACGCTAGTATCAATCGATACGGTTTCATCGTCGAAACGTAGGGCAAGTGCCTGTAGGCAATTCTGCAGCAAGTCACGACTTGCGCCGTCATTCGGTAAGTTAACGGGGTAAAGCAGGTAAAGCCCGTTGCCACTGTCGCAAACTACTGGATCAGGCCAGCCGCTTTCCTTTAGGTAGGTGTAAACCTGCCGTGCCCGCTCAAGGGCCATTTGCTTTTCTTCTTCGTTCGCGCAAATGCCGCTTGGCCGTACAGGGTCGAGGTCAATCAGAAACCAGCGCCGAGTTATAACGTCGCTGTCGCTGGTGGTGTTTTTGGGCTTCACTGCCAGCCGATTATTTGCCCGGGCAAGCAGGGCACCGTGGACCGGGTTCAGAGTGATGTAAATGTTTGCCCGCCCATCATAGGACTTGACGGCATCGGTCAGCTTGTCCCAATCGCTGAAGTAACCACTAATTGGCCCTTTACCGCCGTCAAGAATCCGCACTTCAACAACCTGCCCCGGCGCGTGGAGGATTTCCAATGCTTTCTTGATTTCTCGGTGATTTTGCGGTATTGTCATACTAATACCAGCCCTTCCTGCTGTCCCCGGCCGCCGTGCCGGGTTTGTTTTTAGGTGACTGTCCATCCGCTCATTCCGCATTCCGCAGCACGATGTTCCGCGCCAGAAACTCGATCAACGCCCGCTTGGGGATTCGCCGCGCCGCGCCGATCCGGGCATAGGGCAGTTCTCCTGCCGCCATCAGTGCGTAGAGTTTAGATTTTTTCAGACCGCTGAAAAGCTCCGCTTCGTGAACACTCATAAACCCATCTGCCGCCAATTCACGCCGAATGTCCCGTGCTTCCATCTTTCGCACCTCCGAAACTTTTTGTTTTTTCCGCGTGTTTCCGTATTGCACATCGCGGCGTTTTATGTTTTAATTGTTACAGCGCCACAAACACATTACAAGTACACAAAACTATTACTTTCCTATTACAGTGAAACTTTTTTGAAGGGGAATAAAGAAGGTGGAACCTCTGGACTTGGACTTGTATCAATTCCGATGGCCGGTTCCCGATAAGGGCTTCATTTGGGAAGAGAACCTTACAACGGATTCCAATGCCGTACAAAATCGGCAGCCGCCGTTCCTGATCGACAACCCGGAAAGTGAATGGCAGCACTATTACCGGCCGCTGGAAAAAACTGATCTTCTTTTTAAGTTTGCCGGTCTGGAAGCGGACCTCGAAAGCATCCGGGCTTTTGCCAACAAGTACGGTCGGCTTGGTGTTGGAACGATGTACTATCCGCCCGCCGGCGGGAACGTGGTTTATGGGGAGAGTTTCGCTGTTTGGATGAGAGCAGTCAACAGGTTAAAGACGTGGGTTCAGATATGGCTATGGATCGAAGAGAGAGACGCGGGCAAGTTGGGACAGGTTGTCCGCTGGAGTAACGACTTTGCCCGTGTCGAGTTAGTGTTTGAAAACAATGCCTTGCCTCTCCGGGGCTTTCACGTCATCGCTTCCAAAGAAACCAACTACCGAGCGGAATTTTTTGATCGCTGGCGGCCAGGGGATGTTTACGGCCCGGCGAAGCTCGCTCTCCTGGAAGCGGTGAATAAAGAGCTCAAAGGTGCCGTTTCGCCGTGCCTGTTGCTCAAAAAAGATGGTTCGTTGGGCGGATTCCTCCGGCCGCACAACCTCCTCGGTGCTTTGTGGTTTCAGTTATACCAGGCCATAACGGGGGAAAGGCGGTATCGTCGCTGCGAAGTTTGCCAGGGATGGATGGATACCACCGACAGCCGCCGTCACATCAAGCAACATCCGGAATGCCGTAATAGAAGGAACGCCCGCATTACCCGCGCCAGGGAAAAAGTGCTTAAGATGCACCAAGAGGGTAAACCGATTGAGGAAATAGCCGCTGCCACCGGGGTCCTGGCGGCGGACGTGGAAGCTATTATCAGAAAGGGGATGAAACACAATGCCAAAGAAAACACGTAGAGGAAGGGGCGAAGGAAGCATCGTCCAAAGACCTGACGGTCTATGGGCCGGCCAGGTGTCTCTCGGCTATGATGCCGAAGGGAAGCGCA